ATATATTTTAACTAAAGCCTTACCTCCTGGAGGACTTTTAGAAAGTAAATTACTAAAATATGGAAAAGGTATTGTAGATTTTATAGATAAATCTGAAAGTAAATTAGATCCCTTTAAACGTAAAGATGAAACTGAAGATCAATACTTAGCTAGACTTAAATCCTATCAAGATTCCATAGAAGAAATTCGTGTAGCTTTAGAAGATATAATCCCTCCACCAGAACTAGTTGAAATAATGCCTGGAGGAGCTGGTTTAGTAAAAACAATTAATTCAATAAATCTTGTATTAACTAAAACTAGTGATACAATAGATGCTAGAACAGATAATAAACAACTTATTATAAATCAAATATCATTTATAAAAGCATTTACAGATAAATTAAAACCTTTTACTAGTCCTATTAATATTGCAAATTTAGCGATAGGTGATCAAGCTGAAGAGTTAAATAAAAAATTAAGAGATTTTATTAAACCCGAAAGATTTGCAAAAGATTTAAAAAGAATTATTGATGGAGTTAAATCTATAGATAGGGCTATAACTCAAATTCAAAAATATGTTTCTTTAATTAATAAAATAATAAAAATTATTAATGTTTTAATTAAGATTTATAAATTTATAGTTAAAGTTTTAAAAAGATTAAATACCCCATTAGCAGTAGGAGGAGGAGGAAGTCCTGTTTTTTCACAAACTAATGCATCAACCAATGTGCAAGCTGAAAGAATTTCTAAATCCAATGCTTTTATAGATGATTTATCTAAAGTACTTAAAATGATAAGTCAATTTTTAGATAAAATTGTACTTATAGAAGTACAGAGAATGCGAAAAGAAATTTTAAGATTAATAACAGGTTTAAACCTATTATATAAAAATATTACTGCTTGTCCCTATATTAATGATGATTTATTAAAACAATCCTTTCAAGATGGAATAACTTCACTAGAAAATAATTTAAATACTTTAGATAATTTATTTCCTGGAGCTAAAGATATTGATGTAATCTTACCTAGTCAATATGGTGGATATCAAATTGATATTATAAAAGAAGAAGTAGTAGATGAAGGTATTACTCTTTTAAGAAGAAGAGTAGTAGTAGCAAATCAACAAGGAGTAATTCAATACGAAGGTACACCTACATATGCTCCTGACGATCAAGTTTTAATTAAAGAGGGACAATATTATGTTAATAAACAAACTCAACGATCTACTAGTGCCCCAGGAAATGATAACATAACTGATCAAGAAACAATAGATATAGTAACAGCAACTGGATTAAATCCTGATGATACTATTGTAGGTACCGTAACACCTGATTAAAATAAGTTTTAATATTAAATATTTATAAACATGAATTTAGACGCTTTTAGAAAAGTAATTAGAGAAGAAGTAAAAAAAGCTATTCAAGAAGAAATGAAAGAAATTCTCCTTGAAGCAGTTAAATCTGCTAGTACCCCTAAATCTTTTAGAGATGCTAGTCCTACATTAGTTAAACCTTTTGTTGAAACTAAATCTGAATATAAACCTAGATTTTCAGAAATTCTTTCTGAACAACAAATAGTTCCAAAACCAATCCCTTCAACAGGTAATCCTATGTTAGATATCTTAAATGAAACTGCTCAAGCAGGAGAATGGAGAAATTTAAATGGAGGTAATTATAATGCATCTGATGCAGTAGGTTGGGCTGGAGGAGCTCCGGGTATGATGGGTGGTTCAAATACTCCTGTAGTAGCTACCGTAGATGAAATGCTAAAATCTCAAGGTCCTGTACGTGATATAAATGATGTAAGTATTGACGTTGTACCTGACTTTTCAGGTTTAATGAGTAAATTAAAAGAGAACGGTAAGATATAATGGCTTATAATGTAGTAAATATTAATCCTTTAGATTTATCTCCTAGTAAAGGAGTAGGAATTCAAGTGCCATTTAATGGTCCAACTGGGTTAAATATTACTTATACAACAAAAGATGCTATTAAATCTAATATTTTGAATTTCTTTCTTACTGGAAAAAGAGAAAGAATAATGAATCCTAATTTAGGAGCTGGAATTCGAGAACAATTATTTGAACAAATAACTCAAGGTACAGTCCAAAATATTGAAGATATTATATCTTTTGGGTTAAACGATTATTTTCCACAAGTAACTTTAAACAAGTTAACGGTTAATGCTTCTCCTGATAAAAATATACTTCAAATTTATATTAGTTATTTTATAAAAAATAGCAATATACAAGATGAGATTTTAATAAATTTCAATAATGATTAATACAAAATCAGTACAATACTTAAATAAAGATTTCGATAGTTTAAAAGCACAATTACTTAATTTTGCTCAAACTTATTATCCAAATACTTATAATGACTTTAGTGAGGCTTCTCCTGGGTTAATGCTTATTGAAATGGCTTCCTATGTTGGAGACGTTTTATCTTTTTATACTGATAATCAAATTCAAGAAAATTTTCTTCAATTTGCAAAACAAAGAAAAAATTTATTAGCTTTAGCTTATAATTTTGGATACCGTCCTAAAGTAACTAGTGCTGCCTCTACTATGATGTCTATATATCAAGTAGTTCCTGCAACCTTATCTGGAAGTCAATATGTACCCGATTTTGGGTATGCTTTAATTTTAGAAGAAGGAGCTAGAATTGCTTCTAGTTTAGATGCTAAAACTCAATTTTTTATAAATGAGAAAATAGATTTCTCTCAAACTGGTTCCACATCAGATATTGAAGTTTCTGTATTTTCTACTGATGTAAATAATAATGCTAATTTTTATTTACTTAAAAAACAAGCGAAAGCCTCATCAGGAACTTTAACGTCAACGACGTTTACATTTAGTAATCCTGAACGTTTTCCTACCGTGATTATTACTGATGATAATATATTAGAAATAGTTACTACAACTGATACTGATAATAATCAATGGTATGAAGTACCTTATTTAGCCCAAGATACAATTTTTGAACCTACTGCTAATACAGCAGCAAATGATTCAACTCTAGCTCAATATAATGATACTACTCCTTATTTACTTAAATTGAAAAAAGTACCTAGAAGATTTGTTTCCCGATTCAAATCTAATGGTTCATTAGAATTACAATTTGGTTCAGGTGTATCAACAGGAGCTGATGAAGAAATAATTCCAAATCCTGATAATATAGGTTTAGGTTTACCTTATGGGATAGATAAAATGACTACTGCTTGGGATCCTTCCAACTTCTTATATACACAAACTTATGGTATAGCACCATCTAATACTACTTTAACTGTAAATTATTTAAAAGGGGGAGGAGCAATATCTAATGTGCCTGCTAATACTTTAACTAATAATGTTGGAACTACTACTTCATTTGCTGGAGGAAATTTAGATGCAGGTTTATCATCAACAGTTCTAAATTCACTTGCTTTTACAAATGAAGTCGCGGCTGTAGGTGGAGGAGATGGAGATACAAATGATGATATACGTTTAAATTCTTTAGCTTCTTATCCAACTCAATTAAGAACAATCACTAAAGATGATTATATAATTAGAACTTTATCATTACCTTCTAAATTTGGTTCAGTTTCTAAAGCTTATGTTAATCAAGATGCAAGTATAAATGTAAATTTTAAAACAGATTTATTAGCAACTGAAAATCCTAATGCTATTTCACTTTATATTTTATCTAAAAATAGTAATGGAAATTTAACTATCCCATCCCCTGCATTAAGTCAAAATTTAAAAACATTCCTTTCCGAATATAGAATGTTAACTGATGCTGTTAATATTAAATCTGCTTTTATTATTAATATAGGAGTTGAATTTGATATAATTGTTAGACCAAACTATAATAATAAATTAATATTAAATAACTGTTTAACTACATTACAATCATATTTTAATATTGATAAATGGGTAATAAACCAACCTATTATACTATCAGACCTTTATAGTATCTTAGACCAAGTAGAAGGTGTTCAATCTGTACCAAAAATTAATATTACAAACAAATCAGGAACTAATTCAGGATATTCTCAATATTCATATGATATTAAAGGAGCTACAGTTCAAAACATCATTTATCCTTCTTTAGATCCAAGTATTTTTGAAGTTAAAAATTTAACAACTGATATACAAGGTAGAGTAGTTACTTTATAAAAAAATATTTTTAATGTATATTTATATTATATATTAAATTTATGGCTGTTTATAAAATATTCCCTGAGAAAGATACTTTTATCTCTAAATACCGTAGTACTCAAAACTTTGGTAGAGATGAAATTTTAGAAATTTCAAATGAAACTGATGTTACTGCTCTTAATGCTGATGTAAATCGTGCTTTAATACAATTCTCTAATTCACAAATATTAGATGTTATTAATAATAAGATAAATGGAAATGTAAATACTTATTCATCTTCTCTTAAATTATTTTTAGCAGAAGCTACTTTACCTGTAAATTATACAATTTTTGCCCATCCTCTCTTACAAAGCTGGGATATGGGATTAGGTAAATCTAGTGATATCCCTATCACTACTGCAGGATGTACTTGGATTAATAAAACCAGTACTAATACTTGGCAAATTACTGGTAGTTATTTTTTATCAGCTGTTTCATCTTCACAATCTTTTAATTATATCTCTAATAAAGATATTAATATGGATATTACTAATTTAACAAGTCGATGGTATAATGACTCAGTAAATAATTTTGGACTTTTATTAAAACTTTCTTCTAGTATAGAAAATAGTACTACTCCATTAATTACAAAATTCTTTTCAATGGATACTCATACTATTTATCCACCACAATTAGAATTTAAATGGGATGATAGTGCATATTCTACCACATTAACCCAAATTACAACATCAGATTTTACCCCAGTTATAACCAATAATAAATCTGAATTTGAAGAAAATACAATTTATACTTTTAGAATAAAAGCTAGAGATAGATTTCCTGCTAGAGCATTCCAAACATCTTCTGTATATTTAAATACTAAAGCTTTACCTTCATCATCATATTGGGCCTTAAAAGATACTAAAACTGAAGAAATGGTAATAGATTTTGATATTAAAAATACAAAAATAAGTTGTGATAATACAAGTAATTACTTTAAAGTGTATATGGATGGTTTAGAACCTGAAAGATATTATCAAATTCTATATAAAACAGTATTATCCAATGGTGAAACAGTAGTTATAGATGATGAATCAAATTATTTTAAAGTAGTTAGATAATGGCTGAAATAGTTCAATTAAATAAAACAGTTTATGGTAAAGTTACATATCCAAATGTAATTAATACTGAATTCTCTCAATTAATAAAACCCCAAGTGGATGTAACAATTACTCCTGTAACTGTAGAAGAATTTTTTAATTACTATGATGAATTATTTTATGATATTCCAACAGTTGGAGATTTTAATTCCCATACAGAATTAATAAAACGAAGTACAGAATACGTTGGTGTTAACCAAAATACAGATGAAATTGATGCTTTATTAGATGAAATAAATCAATTACGACTTGAAAATTTGACTCAACAACAAACTATAGATGAATTAACAGCATCCAAATAATGGAAATTACTAATATATCAAATATTGATTCAACTCAATATCTAAATCAAGATTATACTCCTAAAGATGAATCATTATTAAATTCCTTATTATTAAATAAGGATTTTGGTTTACCTGAAGATAAAATAGAAGTACATGTTATATCACCTAACGGAGAGATAATAGATTCTACTTATGATTTTAGAAATTATAAAATTGTAGATACAACTGATAACTCATCTTTATACCATACTATTGAATTAGACCCTAAATCCGATTTAGAATCCTTTGGGTATTTTAGAGGTCAATATGATATAAGTTATAACTTTTATAGAGAAATATTTTCAAGCTCATTAGCTAACCAATTCTTT